GTGGCAGCAAGAAAACTATATCAACACGCAAAAATTTATGGCATTAAGTGGCATTTTTAATGTTTCACCAGGTGGTGCAACAATATGGTCTTTACGAAGAGAGCCTACTATTAACATCTCTAATGATTTAGCTTCTGATAAATTACATCCTGATAATGGCTTGCCTATTTATGCATTAGGAGGAACCTTCTTTGAAACTTATATTTCACCTATGTATGGCATCTCATTTGATAAAGTTGAGTGGAAACCAGATATAAGTATACAAAAAACTCCATTTAATAATGCTTGGCAAGAATTAAATGATCAACAAAGGATTAAGATACGAAAAATTATCAAATTGTCTTTGTCTAACAGATTTGGATTTAATGAATTAGTAGAGTAACACTCAAAACATATAATATGATCCGAGACCTAATCATCAGAATAATGAACCATCTATCCGTAGAAGTGTATCCGGATGCGGAATGGTTCTAGAATGTTAAAGGGGGCACTCTTCAAGAGAGTCATCCTTTAAATAGTCGTTGCTTTTTAAAAGCATTTATGCCAATAGATATAATTTTATGATCATATTTCATTATTTGTTATATGCTTTATTAATTTTCAAATAAAGATGTACTTTTGTATCTCAAAACTTCTTTTAGAAAAGAGGATAAATATAGTTATAAATTAGTATACAATGATAATATGAAATCAGATCAACAACATACAGACCGAAGCCGAACAAAGAATTCCGTTCTTTACAAGTATCTTGATATTGAAGGAGCAAAAATGATGCTTTCAAATAAAACTCTCCAGTTTACTAATGCGATGCAATTCAACGATCCTTTCGACTGCGATCCAAATTTAATAGACTTCTCTAAAGTACCTTCTGAAAGGTGTAAAACATGGACATCGGATATTATTGAATCTCTTGCATTTGACCAATATAGAAGGAATCGGGAGGACGTCTGGGTATGCTGCTTGTCAAAAGTCTTTGATTCGTTATTGATGTGGGCCTATTATAATAATCATAGAGGAGTTTGTATTGGCTTGAATATGGAGAAAGTGGCTAAATATTTCGATGCATCACTTGGACTGATAGTTGATAAACATGCTCATGAAGTCCAATATCGTGATATTATTGAAAAACCGGATTACTTCCAAAACGAAGAAGATTTCTTTCATTATCAAATGTGTACAAAAGCTAAAGTCTGGGAACATGAACAAGAAGCACGTATGTTTATTTTCAAGCCTTTTCCATGGATTATGTTACCTGACTCAAATAATAAAAGTGATCTAATAGACAGAAAAGAGGTAAGAGCTTTTCCTAGAATTGGAGGAGAATGTTTTGAATCCATATATTTAGGGGTAAACATTAACGAAAAAGAAAGTGGGTTAATCAAGATTGCTAAAAAACTAAATCCTGATATAAAAGTGTACCAAATGAAAAAAAATACGAATGCCTTTAAATTAGATGCAATCCATATAAATGATGAATAATAAGTATAGTTTTCCACTTTTTGTCGTTTAAGTTGTTACCAACGGATCAACAAGATTTAATCTGCTGGTCCGTTGGTATATTTTTCAGGTCTGGCCGACAATAACGCTAACGATAACTATAATACGTAAGGGCTGATCTTGGTGTAGGTCAGCCCTTATGCTTAAAACCATTCCGCATCCGGATGCACTTCAACGGACAGATGGATCATTATTCTGATGATTAGTTCTCGTATCATAAGTATATGTTTTATTCCGTAATGTCTGAAACCCCATACGGGTTATCCAATGCGGCAATCACACACTTTTGAGCGATATTAGCTCTTCTGTCAGTAACCGCTATGATTCTGTAATTCGTTTTGTCTTCCTTAGTCGTCCGGTATGTATTTCCTAAGAAGTTTAAGTGACTAAGTTTATAACCAATCATCTGCCATAAGGCTCCTCCTACAAGATATCTTCCGATCCCTTCTGTCATGTGCAGACAGTCCCTGCTCAAATCTGTACCATAATGCCAGTTCATGAAGTTATTATCCTTACCGGCCATGAATGGATAATCTACCGCAGCCTGATTCAAGTCAGTCATTGATTCAGCCTCTTCTATGGTTGGGACTACGGTTGTAACAGGAGTGCCCGTTTCCGGATTGGATTGAGACACAACTCCCTGTATGGTCGTATCGGCCCTTAAAGACGTGCCTCTGGCATTTTGTACGGCTGTTCCGGAAGGGATGACGAATTTTACTTCCGGGCAATGTTGCAATACCTTTTGAGCCAAGCGACACAATTCCGTATACATACCCAGCTGCCTCTGCTTTTGATTAATACCGAAACTCAGCCACTTGTCCTTCGATCCTTGCGATGATGAGAGCGTATGATATACGCTGTACGCCCATGTCATGTTAAAACAGATTACAGGATGCGAGAACAGGCAACATCTATCAATGATGTCAGCAAACAGACTCACATAGTTCTTGGTAATATTCCCTTTCTCGTCCTGATCCCAATAGGTTGACTCATCTGCGGATTGATATGCTCCGTTTTGGATTATCACAAAATCCCACGCTTCGTCGGACAAAGCCTCTTTTACCGTACTGGTGCCATTCTCCCAGACAGTGGCATTCAACCCCCACTTATAGTAGGATATTTTGCGGTCGGACTCATAAAATGTTATATAATCCTTAATACCAGAAGCGCCAACATAAAGGTTGCCGATAACAATATTAAAATTATAACTGTGCGCTATATCTCCAACGTAATTAATCGTGTCAACTCCAAAGGAAGAACCGATGAAAAGTATTTTAAGAGAATGATAAAAATCAGTGATTTTTACATCATTAATATGTTTGTGAATAGACTCATCTACATCACTGATTTTTTCGTCAAAGCCTTTAACCCGAAATCCTTTGAAAAAGTAACCGGTAATCTTTTCAACGGCCGACGAAGTTCCAAAAAATGCCATCTGCGTCGCATCCTCATTGAGCTTGTAATAAGTACCGCTGTCCTGATAGGAGATGATGGATGATGTATTAGTCGAGTTTTTGAACTTCATATTCAGTCCGAGACTGTTGGCTTTCACTTGTTTTCCAGTCTTGTCATATACAGAAACCAAGTCACCGGCTTTCAAGTTTATGTCATATATTTCTTTCGTTCGCAAATATCCCTCCATCGAATCTGCTTTCAGATTTTTCCCTTCACCTGTCCAACGTCCGGTAACCAGATCATTCTCATTAATATATATGCGTCCAATATTGCCACCATTAACCGATTCGTCAAGATTGGATATATGTTCTATATTGTCAGCCGTAGATCGTTCCAAAGATTCCACATTTTCTGTCAGCTCACTGATTTTATCCCCGGCTCCTTTCACATAAGCTCCCTTAATTACAAACCCGTTCAAAGACTCTATACCGGATGATGCAACAGTCATATAAATCTCAACAGCATCAGTATTCCCAATCTGGATACCATTACCGGATTCATACCATCTCCATTCTACCTTGTTTTTTGCGGAATCTCTGAACTTGAATGTAATACCATAACCATTCATTTTCACTTGTTTTCCGGAGGCTTCATACATTGTTAAAACTGCGCCTCTTTTAATAAGAGTACTCACCTCAGTATTACGTTTATAAGAAGAGTTATCATTATGAGTCAATGATGATCCTTCTCCCGTCCACTGGCCTGTTACCCACGATTGGATATTAAGCTTGATATATCCGGTATCACCACCATTCAAGGAACTTTCCAATTCAGCTATTTCCGCTGTCAGGCTCTTGCGTGTTTGGGGATTGACCACCGCATCATAGATGGTAGCTGGGAATATGGTTTGTCCGCCCTTCGTCAGTTTATGCATTTTTGCCATAATATCTCCTGTTTTTAGCCTAAGTTCCGCCGGAACTTGGACTGTTGTTATTTTATGTAATTATTGATTAACTCTTAAAATCACTCAGCACATCATCATACTCCTGATCTGACAGAGATACGCTCTGCACCGCATTGTATGCGGCATAATCCGGATAGGGAATGATCTCCGCTGTGCTCTCATCCGTCTTGCCGGAAACGAGGATAACACCTGTAATCTCCACCGATACAAGATTGCAGATACCATCGGCAAAATCAGCATCAGAAAGATAGTATTCGCGTTTGACCGACAGAGTGCCGGGACGGAGTCCATGCCTGTCAAAAATGACCAGCAGACTACCATCATCAAGCCTACGGCAGTTCTTGTACCCGTGCCCGTCAAACTCCGCAACAACACATCCCGACAGGACTGTACGGTAAGTGAACCGGAAGGGAGTATTCACATCCCCATTCAAGTTCTTCTCTATGATCTTAAAATCGGACTGATAATTAATTTTCATACCTATAATATTGATGTTACATCATCTATCTCCTCGGCTGTCAAGATGCCGGAAAGGTCAACACTTCCACCGCCTCCGGTTGTTCCTGTAGGACTCCATTTCCCCTTTATCTTGCAATCATATATAGGACCGGGTATGGTATCCCCCACGACAGCCCAGTCGCCCACAACTGGAGATGGGACAGCAGCATGCAATGCTTCTTCCGTAGAAAACAATCCCTTGTTGCGGACACTGTTCTGCTTGACCTTATCAATCTCGGTAGAAGTCTTACTAAAATTGTAGTTAAGCCGATCTGCCGCCTCACTCCAAGTACCTGTTTTATTTATCGAATTAAGTTCCATATCACTTCATTTTATTTGGGCAATTGGTTTTGATCCCATACAATCTCAGAACCTTTAACCATAATTATGCGTCCTCCCATTATCTGGGTCTGATATATATAACCGTCACTTCCTTTTTGCTCGACAACCATACTGTCCGGGCGGAAATACAAAACATCATTACTATTCGGGTCAAACATAGAAACCATGGGAATCAACCCTTTCAGTCCGTATATGCATGATATATCTATCAGGGAGGCGTTCGTATTATCACGCATCTCTATTGAGGGGATTCCATATTCATTTTCCGGCTCAATGCTTATTGTATAGCCATTTGAAGACTTGACTTTTACTTTTCCAACAAATTCAGGATTTCCATCTGCATCCCATTTGATGTTCCCATTGGCAAGCTGCCCGGAACCATCCTCATTCAACAGTATCTTGCCATTGGCTATTTCAACTTTTCCCCGGAAATATCCGCCCAAAGCATAGATATATCCACGAAAAAAAGCATTACCGCCATGAGTAGCGACAAAGTTCGCCATATTCGCCCATTCTTCATCCGTAGGCTGGTAATTAGGATCATTACGAAACCTCATTACGGTTAATATAGCCTGTTGAAGCGTGCCACCTGCCCAGAATGCCACATCATCATCGTCATTGTATATGCCGCTTACTCCGGCAGTGACCTTCTGTAACTTGCCATCCTTGTAGTTACCTAACTGAATCATATTGGCCAATATCAAACCGCCAAGGATATCCACAGATCCATCCTTAATCGCGCTGGCGATATAATTGATTGACTGAAAACCGGCTGTTGCCTTGTCGTTATCCAAAATGGACGGTTTCCAGTCTGTGGCAATGGTTCCTCTTTCTAACTGAAGATCACAAACGGTTGCGGTACCACTGATGAGAAATATACCACTGCCATTGAAGGTAATCTTATGGGTATATCTCTGATAAGAGGATGTGAGAGGCTGAGAAACACTGAAAGAGCCGCACGAAACAGACACAGACGTACCCTTTGCTTTATAACTGATAACATAACTTTCTCCTTTAATCAATGATACAGATTGGGACAAACTACCGATTGCAGCAGAGTACCTGGAGCCGGCAGCACTATCTGCGGATACGGTAGCCACACCCGTCCAATACTTTAATTGCTTGCTATATAATTCGGTATCAGCAGACAATTGAGTATCAGAGGACAATGTCTCACTTTCATAATCCCCGGTAAACCCAGAGTTACGCAACAGATTGACACTTCCGACAGCCGCATTGTCTATCGCATCCTGAGCCTTTTGGGCCAGATCGGCAGCCGCCTGTATCTCATCCGGAAGACCTTCCATATTACGCCATCCAGTGGAACCTTGTTCGATATGAAACATACCCTTGATATCAACACCTTTATCGTGAGTATATTCCATGTAAGTGGTCCGATCCTTCTCACCAATGTATGCATTTCCGTACACCTTCATCCGGGCTTTGCCGGTAGATTTGTCAAAATCAAAAGAAATGACATCTTTCCCAGTCAAGGTAAAATCATTAATACCCTGATACATGATGATGGACGGAGAAACTTCGTTCACCGAAGAGAGAATTATCGCCGCCTGTCGGGTCATATCGGTCTTATGACCTAACCCCACGATATCATCACCTGCCACCGGAACATCGTTCTCGACATTAGGATCACATACGGTCTTGGACAAGTCTATAT